CTCTAAATACAAAATTTCTTTTTAAAAATGAAATTTGATCTAATTTAAGAAATGGTGTCATTTCAAGGGTTTTAGCAGCATTGGTGTAATCTAATCCATATATATTTTTACAAAATGATTGATAATGCACATTGTTAAAGAAACTTTTACAAGGTTCTTTAACAGCAGCAATTACATCATCTCCATAAATACAAGGTTTAACGTTTTTGAAAAAATCTTCATCAGAAGGTCTCATAGAAATGAAAGCATAAACTAACATTGCTAACCCTCTCAAAGAATTATCTTCAGCCGTAGCATATTTACCCGAAGGTTGAAATGCTGGAGCTGCAAAAACATCCCCTGTATTTACAATAGTTGGATATAAATTATCAGACAAGATACCACGAACAACATTTAAACTTTCTTCGTTGTATCCAAAATGCTTTAAAACATTATAGACTATAGTATTAGCTATAAGTCCAATGTCATAAGGCATTGATGTATCAAAACCACCATAATCTCCTTCCATATATTCATCTGAAAAGGATTTTAAACCATTTACTAAATCATCCACATCTGTGGAATGCATATTTATACCAATTTGTGCTCCAAAAATTTCGGAGTGTTGATTTAACAAAGTATAAAATGGCATTAAATACATACGATTTAATAATGTGGCATCATATGGTGACATACAGAAAACACGTGTTTTTGCAACACGACACTTTTCATAAGATCTTGGTTCGTCTTTAAGCTGTGCTCCTAAAAAAGGGCAAGCATCACGACCATTCTCATAAGCGTCGACTTGTTCTAACACCTGTTCTGTAACAGATTTCTTTGGCCAATAAGAGTCTTTTTTAAAATCTAACTCTACTTGATCTGACCATTTCTTTTTTGCACCAGCATAAGACCATCCACCTGAAGTAGATGGTTTCATTGCGCGCATATAAAAATCTTCCGGATGTCCATTTTGGGCAACCGCAAGCGGCACTGGGCGTAATCTATTAACTCCTATCTTCCTTAATTCTTTAATTAAATGTCCTGTAATATAATTTACAGTTTTATCCATTAATTCAGGATCTAAAGAGTTTTTAAGAACACCAGCCTTTTTAACAAAATTGTTAAAAGGTGCGTAATACTGATCTCCTCGTACTACAGCGGAGAAAGGTGGTGGCCCAAAATAAGGCTTACCATCTTCTCTAAAACAAGAGCAACCTGTTAATTCCTTCGCAAAAGGAACAAATTTGCTCGATCTCAACTTAGATTTTCCAGGTTTTAAAATAGGGTAATCTTTAATTGCCCCATAAACTTCCAAACCAGGAATTTCTTCATAATTGAGAGGAGATCTATCATGTGGACGATTAGTCAATTCAGGTGTAGTCATAGGCATTCTTAAAACACCTTCTGACATAACTCTCAAACTAGTCGTCGTGCTAAAAATTTTATCTGAAGCCTCCTTTAAAGAGTCTCCAGATATATATTGTGCAAAAGCTAATGATGAATTAGCATCTCCTGCACAATGTATACCTAATAAAAGAGACTGATTATTAACAGTTCCTACTAAAGGCAAACCACAACTTCCTTCACAATGCTGTTTCCAATTATATGAAAATGCATGTGAAATATTGAGGTCACCCAAGGTCGAAATAACCTTACCATATTTATAAGCCTTCAATAAAGCGTCGTCCAATTTGGTATTAATACCAAATCGAACACTATGAAACGCCTTATAATCAGGACAAAGGTAACGCCTAACGTCACGAAACTTCAATCCTCTCAATCTAACAAGCACAGCATCAGTTTCGTTATTATCTTCATCTAATAAAACACATATTTCTGAAGTCGAAAATCTGACCTGCTTTACATTGACACCCGGTCTTACACAAGTGGTAATAAACCACTTGCTGTTCCTTGATGGGTTCAATGTATGCTTGTTAATTAATGCAAAATCTTCAAATAATCCCAAAATGTGAGTCTTTTGACGGTATCTTTCTCCGTCATGATAACTCTCAACATGGGTTACTCTAACATTATGTGAAATTGCATTATGAACGGCTTCCAATGTATTGTCTGTACACTGGTTAACCATTGTAAAAGGTACTGGTCGAGGTTTATCCCAATCAATACCATTTTTAGGCTTCTTTCGCGGAGGAGGCATTTCACATTTAGTAGATAACTCTAATTTTTCAAGTTTATCTCTAATTTCAAACGTGTCTAATTCTTCACGCGTTTGTAATACTTCTCCTTCAACAGCTTTTGGCAAATCACCAACAGCTTCACGAAAATGATCATTTTCTTCCTCCACTCTATTTAATTGTGTAGTTTTATAAATTGCCCAAATCGATGCAAAAGTTGTTACAGTTATGCTAAATGCATATAATTTAAAATCTGAATTAACTTTTGGCATCGAAACTGAATAATGTTTAACAAAACTATCATATAAAGTTGGAGTTTTCTCAACAATCTCTAGCCATCCCCAAATATCTCGAAGATGACGAATATAAGCTAATAATCTAGCATGATTGTATTTAATCTTATTATGTGATTTTCGAACTAAAAATGATCTTTCTAACATCGTCTTTCCTGTTAAATAAAAAAATCCAACAAAAAACCATCCAATAAATAATTGAATAGTTAATTGAATAATTTTAATAATAGGATAAATAGAATAATAAGATCTAATTCCAAAAATATAAAAATAAGGATATACAACCATAAAAAAATTATACATAACTTTAAAGAAAAAGTCCCAAGAAAAAACTCTTGAAACTTGCTGTGCAACTTGCACAGACTCCGTACGAACAGACATATAATCATCGACAAAATTTTCAGCAATTGAAGGTGTCATATCTGTTCTAATTTCTTGCATTTTAATATGCTCAGTCATGTGTTCTTTAAAAAACTCTGTTAATTCATAAATATCACAATTCCTCTTAATAATAACTTCTTGTGAAGATTTATTAGTAATAGGTTCATACCTATAAACTGTGAATTCCCATCTATCTAACGGAGGTGTTTCTGCAGCCAATGATTTTGCTTGATCTAATCGACAAGAACCTTCTTTTAAAAATTCTTTCTTTACAACTGGCTTAACATAAACAATTCTGCGTTTTACGGCAGCTGGATTATTAACGATAACATCTAAATTCATAGATTCATCGTTACAATCCATCAAAATTAACTCAGGGTTAGCAAAAACTTTACCCTTAGAGTCAACATCAGCCATATTACATGAATAAGGCTGATTATCACAAATAGAAAGCCATTCTTGCATAACTGGATCGCCACGTGACATGGCAATTCCTTTATGCAAAGAACCTGGCTCTGAATAATGAATTATTGGCTGTGAATCTGGTGCATAACCAGACCAATAATCCTCTGTTGCTTGTCTATGATAAACATGCGATTGGTCATATTTTCTACCTTTAACAGCAGAAAAAATCATACCAAAAACATCTATCAAAAGACCTTTACCAATACCAGGCTGCCCTGTTACACAAACAGCATAAGGCATAGGCCTGGCTTCAGCAGACATTTGATTAATAAAAGTATTCCTAATTCCTGTAACTTTCTTCAAGTTAATCTCAACAATCCTTCTTGAAGTTGATCCTTTAGGAATATTTTTAATTAATTGTTCACCATCCATTACACATCGTCTAGCGCGAGCTAAATATTCGCGTCGACAAATCTTTGTAGGGACTGGTAAACCAGGATATGTCATATCCTTAGTAAGATCTAGCTCGAAAGCTAAATCACAAAATTTCTGAACTGGGTCATTACTCCCAAAAATTTCAGAAAATCCATCACCTGCTACAACTTGATCGGATAAATTCAACATATTAATTAATGCTTCAATAGAAACATCTACTAATCCAATAAGTGAAGTAGGTCTAGCTGGTCCAACATGTCTAATAAGTTTATCAGAAACATTATCTGAAAACAAATTGTAACCAACTAACGATAAAACAAAATTCCTTAATGAAGTGACTAATTCCGAACTCATAATAACAGCCATACGGGATTTTACATTACGTAAACCCATTTTAACTGATTCAGTTTTAATAGTTCGTTTAATTGCACTCAAGGTACACATTGTTCCTCGTTTAGCGGCAGTAAGCCACTTATACTCGTCGCCTGTGAAAAATCCTTCCCACAGTTCTCTAATTCGTCGATTATTTGTAATACATTTAAGTATATTATTTTTCAATTCGACAATTAAGGTTAATAAAAATATTATGTAATCTTTAATAGTTCTGACAAAATCTCTAGTTCCAACAATTCTCTCGAAAAAATCGAGAGCTGAAGTAATATATCCGGTTACGGAATTACTAGAATAAATGTCAGTTAATAATCTTGCTAATATATATCCATCAGCAAGATCCTTATCATTCACTAGTCCATTTAATTTTTGGGCTAAATGAAAGTAAGGAAAATTATTGTTCATATAATCCATATCAATGGATTCAGTAATAATATTTCTCTCAACAGTGGCGACTGTTTGAGAATTTTGTTTCGCATCAACAAACTCGTTTACTTGTAAATTGTATTGCATAGTTTGTTATAAAGGTATAGTTATTTAAACTAAAAATCAGTACATGTTTAAACTACCTCATGTACAAGAGGCGTAATCGAAAATTTTAATAACTAAAAATAAATATTCGCCAAAATAAATAATAATTAATACTACGGCTTGCGATCGCCTGATTAAAATTTGCAATAAAGCGCATCTGGATCTATCAAAAATAATGATATAGAAGTCTAAGACAAGGTTTCCCACATAAAGGTACTTGCTCTTGAATAAAATGACCTATCTATTACATCTAATGAATAATTATCATATGTCTTACCAATACAAATTTCAAAACATAAAAATTAAAATAAATTTAAATATAAATTAAAATTACTATCTAGCATATTTAGGCTAGAAATACATATAGTGTATAAATCTAATATCGTAAGTAATTAACAAATATTTAAAGTGCCTGTAAAAGCACATAAGCGTCACATTTTTAAAGAGCTAATGACGTGCTCATATAACAATTAAAATAAATAAATATAAAATAATATATAGGGTCTATTCCTTAATACGTATATTGATGACTAGGGATTCATTTCCAATGAATACAAAGGTATCAATAACAGGAAATGATCGACTCAAATTGACTATATAAAATGTTCATAATCTAATTATAAAAGAGTTAATTATCTAAAAAACCACAGCAAAAGCTGCGAAGAAAATTCAAAACGGCGGGTGAAGAACCCGCCG